GCTACTGCACGCAGCGGCCGCGCCGCGGCCGGAAGCGCTGCGGCGCGGCCGGTCACGGTGGGACCGTCGCGACGGGCCCGGCCTCCAAGCAATGGAAGCACGGCAGAGACTCGCTGTACGGCAAACTCCTGCCGATGGGCCCCATGCTCGACGGCTACCGGAACGCCGTCCAGGCCTCCGAGCTGCGGACGCTCCGGGAGCAGATCGGCCTCGCCGCAGGCCTTGAGCAGGAGCTCGTCGTCCGGATCGCCGGCGGCGGCGGCGGGTTCGCCGAATGGCGGCGGGCCCGCGACCTGGGCGGGCAGGTCGAGAAGGCGCTCCAGGCCAAGGACACGGAGCTGGCGGCGGGGGCGCTGCACAAGCTCCTCGACGTGCTCAAGCTCGGGGGCCAGCAGGGCGACGCCGCGGCGGACTTGGCGGAGACGCTCGACCTCCGGCGCCGCCTCGTGGACACCGAGAGCAAGATCACGTTCCGCATCGCGGGCGGCGTGACGGTCGAGCAGCTCCTCGTGATGACGAGGCAGAACGGCGACATCACCCTCCAGGCGATCTCGCTGGCCGTGCGCGAGGGCGAGGAGCCGGCGCGCCGCTGGCTCACCAACGAGCTGCGCGCGCTCGCCATGGGGAAGCCGGGCAAGCTGGCGGTCGTGCGTTGAAGGCGCGCAAGGACGACGAGGAGCGGTTCGCCCCTCCGCCGCAGCCGACCCCGGAGGAGCTGTTCTACGGCACCATCGCGAACATGGCCGACCCCTCGCCGGCCGCGGGGGCGGCCGCGCCTTACGTCCGGCTCGCCAACGAGCGGGAGCTCGCGCAGTTCGTCGAGGAGACGTGGGGAGTGCGGATCCCCGACAGGCGCGTCTGCAAGGGGCACCGCGCCCCGCTCGAGGCGCTCGCGGCCGCCTACTTCGCCGAGCACCCCCGGATCGTCTGGAAGGCCTCCCGGACGTTCGGCGGCAAGACGGTCCTGTTGGCGGCGCTGAGCCTCACCGAGGCCCGCTGTCTCGGGGCCAGCGTCACGCTACTCGGGGGCTCGTTCCTGCAGTCCCGCCGGGCCCACGACTACATGCAGGGCATGGGCGGCATGGCCGGCCGGTTCTGGCGCTGGCGGAAGGCACCGATCAGCCTGCTCACCTCCGACCCCACGCAGCGGGCGACCTACCTCGCCAACGGGGGGCTGATCGAGGTGCTCCCGGCCTCGGCCAAGGCCACCCGCGGAGGCCACCCGCAGCGGCTCCGCGGCGACGAGCTGGACGAGATGGACCAGACCATCTGGGACGGCGCCGTCCAATCGGCGCATCCCGACGGGCCCCGCGGCATCATGGATCAAATCGTCGGCAGCTCGACCTTCCACAAGCCGAACGGCACGATGGCGAGCGAGCTCAGGACCGCCCGCGACCGCGGCTGGCCCGTGTTCGAGTGGTGCTTTCGCGAGACCATGGCCGCGCGCGGGTTCATCACCGAGCAGATGGTCGCCCGCAAGCGCGCGTCGATCACGGTGCGCGACTTCAACGTCGAGTTCGAGCTGCAGGAGCCGAACCCGGAGGGCCTGGCGATCGACTCCGAGGCGGTCGAGGCCGCCTTCCAGGCCGGCCTGGGGGAGCACGCCGGCGAGATGGGCACCCGCGTCCTGTTCGAGAAGCCCCTCGCCGGCGCGACCTACGCCACGGGCGTGGACTGGGGCAAGGAGCTGCACCACACGGTCATCTGGACGAACCGCACGGACGTCACGCCCGTTCGGCTGGTCGCCTTCGCCAGCGTGGGCCGTATGCCCTACCCGGTCATGGAGGAGATGCTGGAGAAGCGCCTGCGCCGCTATCCGGGTCCGTGCTCCTACGACCACACGGGCGTGGGCGTCGGCGTGGGGGACCATCTCGAGGTGCCGGCGGACACGGAGGCCTTCGACATGGTCGGGCGCGCGCGCACGCGGCTGTTCCAGGAGTGGATCGCCGCGCTCGAACGGGGGGAGTTCGCCGGGCCGCTGATCGAGTCGGCCTATCAGGCGCACCGCACCGTGACATTCGACGACCTGTACGGCAGCGGGCATCCGCCCGACGAGTTCATCGCGGCCGCGCTGGCCTGGCGCGCGGGGTCCGCGGCGCCCTTCCTGACCCGCTGAACTGTTGCGCCGGGACGCCTCCTTGCGCACCATTGAGGCCATGCCGCCGACGCTGCTCGGCCGCCTCCGGGCCGCCGCCGCGATTGTCATGGGCCGCCGGCCGGACGCGGCCCTGGTCGCCGATCTCTTCCCGAGCGAACGGAGCTCGCCGCCCCCGCGCGGCACCTACGAGTTCCTCCTCGCCTATTCGCAGATGCCGTGGCTCCGCGCGGCCGTCCACCGCGTCGCCGGCGGCGTCGCCTCCGTCGAATGGAAGGCGCTCGCCGTCCGGCGCGGCGGCAAGGTCGTGCGCGACCGCCGCCTCCAGCGCGCCGGCCCGGCTCTCCGGGCCAAGATGATCCACCGCCTGGCGAAGGCCGGCGAGCTCACGGAGCTGGACGAGCACCCGGTCCTCGACCTCCTGCACAGCCCGAACCCGTTCATGACGGGCATCGGCTTCCGCCGGCTGACCGAGATGTACATCGACCTCGTCGGCGAGGGCTTCTGGCTGATCGAGCCGGACGGCACGTTCGGCACGCCTGGGCGCCTCTGGCCGATGCCACCCCACTGGATCCGCGACGTCCCGAGCCCGCGTCGGCCGACGTTCTGGGTGCAGCTCCCGCAGGGCGGCTGGACGGGCGAGATACCGATGACCTCGATCATCTGGTTCGTGGACCCGGACCCGGCGCAGCCTTACGGCCGCGGCTCGGGCACCGCCCGCGCGCTGGCCGACGAGCTGGAGACGGACGAGTACGCGGCGAAGCACACGAAGTCGTGGTTCTACAACAGCGCCCGGCCCGACCTGATCGTGACGGTCGAGGGCGCGCGGGACCCCGAGCTGCGCGCGGCGGAGCAGCGGTGGCTCGACCGCCATCAGGGCTTCTTCCGCGCCTTCAAGCCGTACTTCGTCAGCCGGAAGATCACGGTGGACGAGATCGGCCAGACGTTCCGGGACATGCAGTTCACGCAGCTCCGCCAGCACGAGCGCGACACGATCATCCAGGTGTTCGGCGTGCCGCCGGAGATCCTCGGCGTGCTGGAGAGCTCGAACCGGGCCACCATCGACGCGGCCGACTACCTCTTCTCCAAGCACGTCCTCGTGCCGCGGCTGGAGCTGATCCGCGAGACTGTCCAGGAGCGGCTCGCCCCCATGTTCGACGACCGGCTGGTGGTCGAGTACGAGAACCCGGTCCAGGAGGACAAGGCGCACCAGCTCGAAGCGGCCAAGGCGCAGCCCGCCGCGCTGCTCGTGAACGAGTGGCGGGAGATGGCCGGCCTCGAGGCGCTGCCCGGCAGGCAGGGCAAGGTGCATCTCATGCCGGTCGGCCTCTTCCCGGTGGACCGGCTGGATGCGGCCCCGGTGCCCGTGCCCGTGGAGCCGGGCGAGCCGGTGGACCCGGACGACGACGACGACCTGGACGAGCTCGACGACGACGAGGAGCCGGAGGAGGTGCCCGAGGGCAACGGGGACGGCAAGCGTCGCCGGCTGCCGGGCCGCGAGATCGGCCTCCTGCCGGCCGGCACGAGCCGGGTGGCCGGCGATACGCTCAAATGGGGGCCCGAGGTGACGAAGTCGACGGCGGAGGAGATCGCCGCGCTCGTGCATCGGGTCGCCGACCGCATGGCGCCGCGCTGGCGGCGCGCGTTCCTGGAGGCGATCGAGCGCGCCCGGGGGCGGATCGACGTGCGGGCCCTGGAGGCCGCGCTGACCTCCGGCAATCTCTACGCGGCGCAGCAGATGCTCGGCCTCGACGCGCTGGCGGCGGACCTCGGCGGCGATGCCGGCGTCCGGGCCCTGCTGCGGGCGACCATGCACGCGGCCGCCGACGCCGCACGGGCGGACCTCATCCGGCGCTTTGGCGTCGAGATCAATTTCGTCGAGCACAACCCGAACGCCGTGGCGTGGATCCAGCGGGCGGGCGGCGACCTGATCACCGAGATCACGACCGCCACGCGGGACGCCGTCCGGGCCATCATCGAGCGGTCCTTCCGCCAGGCCATCGCGCCGCGCGACGCGGCCCGGCTGATCCGGGACGTCGTCGGGCTCCATAGCCGCCAGGTCACGGCCGTCGAGCGGTTCCGGGCCGACCTGGTCGAGCAGGGGGTCGCCGGCGACGAGCTGGAGCGCCGGGCCGCCGCCTACGCGGAGGCGCAGCTCCGTCGCCGCGCCCTGACCATCGCGCGCACCGAGACCATCGGCGCGGCGAACATG